TTCATTAACATAAAGTTGTTTGCACCTTGAGTGATTAAACATCTTTCAGTTAAGAAATGTAGTTGCATTGCATCTAATGCAGATGTAGCAGCACCAACAGAACCAGTAACAAAAGTTTTCATTCTTCTGTCATCAGTTTGTGAAGCTCTATATCTAACATGTAAGAAAGGTCTTTTTATACTTGATCCAACTGTTTGATCATAAACTGAAGAAGTACCAGCAGGTATTATAACACCTCTAATAGCTTCAGCTCCAGCAACGGCGTTGATACCACCTCTTGTTGCTAAATCATTTAAGTATCTAAAGTCAGACTTGTAAAAGTCATAAGAACCTCTACGGAAACCAGAGAAACCTAGGTTTAATGCCATATCTTCAGAGTTGTTAAATACTCCGTAAGAAGTACCACCAGCCCCGTAAGAATTCATTGAAGCTAACATGTCGTCCATCGCTAGCGAAGTAGCTCTGTTTACAAACATCATGTTTTCTTCAATAGCACCTTGCTTGTCAAACTCAGCTAAAATTGCATCGAACTCAGCTAAGTCAGTAGCAGCATTAACACCAGTAACACCGGAAGTAACGTTACCTCTGGAGGTAATAGCAGCGAATAAACCTTCAGTACCAACAGTTTCATCACCATCAGCACCGTAAAGGAAATCATCAACTTTAGTTTCAGCCACGTCAGTATCATCACCTTTTTCAGATTCAAGCATAGCCATTTCAATGTAATCAGTAAAACGAGCTCTTGTATCAGCTTCAGCTTTTAAATACCATAAGTAACCTGCTTGTCCAGCTTCAGTAGAAACTTCAACCCAACCAATTCTAGAAGCATCAGAACCTGATACCTCGTAGTAATCTTTCATAATAATTGGTTTATTAGAAAAAGATTTAAACTGTGGCTCGTTAGCGTTTCTTGAGTCAGAGTGCGTACCTCCTTTTTGGTTGTAACCTACACCTTTAACAAATTCTGAACCGTAAACCAATACAGTTGTAGTAGTTTCAGTACTTGATTGCTCAGCCGTTAAACCAGCTGTGTTTAAGTCAGCTACTAAATAAGGTTTAACATCTATTCTACCAGAAGCAGCTACTGCAGAAACTAAACACTTAACTACACCTTGAGAGTTAGCTACGATAACAGTATCGTTAACTCTAATACCTAAGTTAGCAGCAGTAATTGAGTTTCCGTCAATGTCTTGTAAAATATCTATTTGACCTCCATTTGTTGAATTAGAATGAATGTGACCTTTGTAAGATAAATGTAATCTACCTTGCTCTGACCAAATAACTTGATCAGCAGTCATTGCTTCTTCTGCACCGACTTGAGCAAGAAAACCAGAAATTGTACGAGGCCCAAAAACCTCAGCTTCTTTTTCCATCAAGTCTGGCACGTATTGTTGCCCCCAACCAGCACTGGTTGAAAGATCTAAGTAATTTGTTTCAAGTGTTTGCTTTTGTGGAGCAGGTACACTATTTAACAAACTTCCATTTGTAATTGCCATAATTTTGTAATTTTAAATTGTTATTTATTGTTTTTAATTTTAAACTTAAAATCAGAAGAATTATCACCTAACACTTTTACTTTTACACCACCCGCTTCAATCGTACTGTGACTTTGCCTTGGGTTCATATTAACGTTTTTGGCTTTAGCAACACTATTTTTCATAGCATCAGCTTTTCCTTGTTCGTAAAAATGTTTTGCAACAGCGTCAGCATTCATTGCTGTAAATAAAGACTTATGGTAACCCTTAGCGTCTGATAATGTAGAATTTTTATCCAAAAACTTTTTGGTAAAATTACTTATATCACTTTGAGTACTTTTAATTTCTTCAGCATTGTTTACATTAAACCTGTATTTTTTATCACCGACATTATATTCAAAACCTTTGAACTTATCGTTAAAAACTTGATTAGTTTTTTGTGTAAAAATATCAGAGTTCTTTTTAACTGTTTTTTGATTTGCTTCTGACTCTTTGTTGTATCTATTAAAAAAATCAACTGCCTTCTGCTGCTCAGTTGTAAGCTTGCTTCCAGCTTTGATTTCATCATAGTATTTGGACTTTTGCCCGTCCAGGTGGGCTCTAGCGTTGGCAACTTGCTCTTTTAACGCTAATTTTTTTCTTTTTATATCTATATCTTCATCGACCTCTTCATCGTAAGAAAACGAATCTTCCATAAGAAAGTTAATTTCTTCATTGTTTAAATGAGGTTTTGTTTGCTTGTAATATTCATGCAATATATTTTGATCGTCTAATTTTGAATAGTCTTGATTAAGCTTTACATAGTCATTTAAATCACCACCAGTTTCTTCCATAAAATCCATAAGTTTTTGGATATTTTCTGGCAGTGGCTTTCCAGTAGCTTCAGCTTCAGCAACAGCTTCTTCAATTTTCTCTTCTGCTTCTGCAACTTCTTTTTCAGTAGAATCTTCAGTTATTTCTTCTAATACTGGAGCTTCTTGTGTTTCTGCTTCCGGTTGTACTTCTTCTTGTTCTTGTGTGGGCTCGGCATC